CCATGTACACTCAACCGATACTATTGCCTTAGTACAACAACACACTTTAGTCGTTCAAGACTCAACTCATGTTCATACATCTGATGGTAATTTAGTTTTAGCACAGAGTTACTTATTAGTTGTTCAAGAAAGTGACCATATTCACTCATCGGAAGTTCCTACATTAATCCAAACATTTGTTCTTACAATACAAGAGTCAAATCATATACATACAATCGATGGTATTGACTTAGTTCAACAACATACTTTAGTAGTACAAGAATCAACTCATTCCCACACCACAGATGGTGTTGTTTTAACTGAACATAAAACTCTTGTGGTACAGGAGGCTGTTCACGTACATACTTCAGATGGTAATTTAATTTTACAACAGAGTTACTTATTAATTGTTCAAGAATCCGCTCATGTTCATACATCAGAGTCTCCTGTATTAACTCAGAATTATGTGCTTATAATACAAGAGGCACACCATACACATACATCAGATACCATTGCTTTAGTCCAACAACACACTTTAGCAGTACAAGAATCCGCTCATGTTCATACATCAGAGGTTCCTACATTAGATCAGTCTATTGTCCTTATAGTACAGGAATCCTCACATCAACATACGGTAGATGGTAATGTGGTTCTTGTACAATTTACTTCTATTATCCCACAAGAGTCATCCCATGTACATACTGTTGATGATGTAGTTTTAATCCAACAACACACTTTAGCAGTACAAGAATCCAGGCATTTACACACCACAGATGGTGTTGTTTTAGTGCAAGATCATATTTTGGTTGTAGCTGAATCAAGGCATTTACACACCACAGATGGTGTTATTTTAACTGAACATAAAATATTAATTGTTAATGATTCTTTACACCCATTAACTAATGATACGATTAATCTAACACAACTTCAAATTTTGCAAGTTAATGAGTGTTTTCATGAACACAGAGGGGATCATATAAATTGGGCTATTAATTTGATTGTCGCTTTTGCTTTACATCAGCATTATTGTGATAATGTAGGGTTAACTTCTGGATGGGAGGTGGTTGATTTAATTGGGGATGGATCTTGCCCAACTTTACAAGGTAGTGCCTTAAATACAATTTTACAAGGTAATGTGGCTGAGGTAGGTATGGATGCAAGTATGAGTGAATTTTCTTTTAGTGGTAATGTTTCTAATATAAATTTATAATGGCAACAGAACAAAATTTTTCAATCAGAAAAGGAAGGACCTGTACTGTTACGGTAACGATTACAGGTGTTTCTGTATGGACAGATTTGGTAGCGAGGTTATTTGCTGATTATGATTTGGAAGTAAGTGCCCCATTAATTGTATTGACTGGCACTATTAACCAAGGAAATAGTACTGCTTCATTTGACTTTACAAATCAAACTACATTAGAGTTGGTTGCTCAATCAAGTTTGAGATATGAGGTCGGTCTTTATAAATCTGATGGTTCTTATATAAAGGATACCAATTATGGTTTAATACATATCGGACCAGTGGTCAAAGAACATCCAAATACATAAAAAAATGGAACGTACAAAGAGTAATAAAAAGGCAGGACCAAAAGTGTTTAACCTACATACTTTTGCCAGTGAAATAATGGGTAGGAGATTGTTGGCTGGTCAAATGGGTATGCAGTATGATGGAGCCCGGGATGTTTATCAAGCTCTTGGTTATCCTTTAAAAATACAGTTTGATGACTACTTGGGTAAGTATTTGAGACATGATATAGCCAAAGCTGTTATTGACCGTCCTGTTAATGCTACATGGCAAGGAGAGTTGGAGTTGATTGAATCAGATGATGTTGAACAAACTCCGTTTGAAAAGGCATGGAGAGATTTAAACTGGAAATTGGATATTAAAGGAACTTTGGCTCGTGTTGACAGATTGACAGGTATTGGTACTTACGGTGTTTTATTACTTGGGTTGGATGATGTTTCAAGTACTGAAGGTTTTAAAAATCCAGTTAGAGCGGGAGCCCGTAAATTAGTTTATTTAAAGCCTTTTAGTGAAAAGACAGCAAAGATATTAACCTATGTTGACAATCCAAAAAATTCCCGTTATGGTAAGCCATTAATATATGAGTTACAGGTTTCTGACACTGCCAGCGGGGCAAATCAAACAGTACAGGTTCATTATTCAAGAATTGTACATATTGTGGATAATTCGCTTGAATCTGAAATAGTAGGTTGCCCTAGATTGGAGCCTATTTATAACAGGTTAATGGACTTGGAAAAGATTGTAGGTGGTGACGCAGAAATGTTTTGGAGAGGAGCTCGTCCGGGTTTCCAGGGAATTGTAGATAAAGATTACACACTGACCCCAGAAGCGGAAAAGGCTTTTCAGGATCAAATTGATGAGTATGAAAACTACTTGCGTAGGATTTTACTCAATGAGGGTATTACAATGAAAGAATTGGCTCAAACTATTGCTGATCCAAAACCACACGTTGATGTTCAACTTACTTGTGTATCCGCAGTAACTGGTATTCCAAAAAGAGTATTATCTGGTAGTGAACGTGGGGAGTTGGCAAGTACACAAGATACAAGTGAATGGAAAACTTATGTACAATCTAGAAGAGAGGATCACGCCACTCCAAGGATAATAAGACCTCTTGTTGATACACTGATTAAATATGGAGTGTTGCCCGCTCCAGAGGATGAGTATAGTGTTGATTGGGAAGACTTGTTTGCAATCAGTGAAAAGGAAAGAGTTGAGATTGGTAAAGTAAGAGCCTCGGCATTGAGAGAATACACATACAATCCATTAGAAGTAATGATTGTTCCTCCGAAAGGGTTCTTACAAGAATTCCTTGGATTTAGTAGGGAGCAGATAAACCAAATGGAGAGTATGCAGGAGGATGATGTTTTAAGTGAAATAAAGGAAATGTTGGCTCCTCCAGAACCAGCGGCAGGTTCAGGCACAGGTACTGTTACAAGAACTAAGGCTCCTGTTAAAAAGGCAAGAACAATTACAAGATCAAAAGCACCAGTAAGAAAGGCAGCATAATGGAATTAACTTTAAATGCATCAGTGGCTCGATATGATCCAACGCATACTACGGCGTTGAGGAACGCCTTCGCGAAAAACATGAAAAGGAGGTTTGGTGAGTTGTCTTTGGTTGTGGCTACAGCAATAGTCAAGCAAGACTGTTTTGGGCTTACAAACAGTACGATGGCCTTACATCAAATGACACCTCCTCACTGGCAAGCCTTCAATTTCGCAAGGAACACCGATAAGTTAGATGCATTTATGAAATGGCTGGAAGATCAAGTAAATAAAGGAATTTTAGATGTGAGAGTTCTACAACAGGTAGGATCATCGGTTGAAGCAAATTGGATGAATATTTATTTGTTTGATTCCTATAAAAGAGGATTAGCCCGGGCCCGTTATGAAATGCAGAAGTTGGGTTTGAATGTTCCAAACATTGAAGAGTCAGGAGGTTGGAATTTTGTTATGGGTCTTCCAATGCATATTGATAGACTCGGTTTAATATATACAAGGATGTTCACTGATTTAAAAGGTATAACAACGCAGATGGATACTATCATTAGTCGTATATTAGCCCAAGGGCTGGCAGATGGAGATTCTATGCGGTTAATTGCTAACAAAATACTTTTCGCGATAAATGGATCGGGCAAAGGGGATCTCGCTTTAAAAGACAGCATAGGCCGCAATATCACGGCCGAACAAAGAGCCCTCGATTTAGCCCGAACAGAAATTATACGTGCTCATCATTTAGCAACAATACAAGAATACAGAAATTGGGGCTTGTTCAATATTAAAGTCAAAGCTGAATGGAAAACAGCAGGTGATGACAGGGTATGCCCACAATGTATGGAATTAGATGGACAGGTATTTACTTTAGATCAAATTGAATATATGATTCCTTTACATAACAAATGTAGGTGTATAGCCCTACCGTTTTTTGAAGAAACAAATAACTAAATTAGGAGGACAAAGTTATGCCATGGACAGCAGCAGATGTTGACAAACATAAGAAAGGACTCGATGCCAAAGGAAAGAGGCAATGGGTCGAAATTGCCAATTCGGCTTTGGCAAAGTGTCTTAATGATGGAGGTAGTGAATCCACTTGTGCCGCATCGGCTATACGTCAAGCCAATGGTGTCACAAGTAATTGTTTAAACATTTACTTCCTATCCACTCCAGAATATACAGTTGTTGAAAAACAACACCGGGGTAAGAAGTATTTGGTTGTACCAGTAACAATGATGGTTGAAGGTGTTCATAATGGGAGTCATGGTCCATTATTACATACCATAGCTGAGTTGGGTAAGTACCCCGGTGCTTGGGATGGTATTCCTATTGTGGTGGATCATCCACAGATAGATGGTGAGAATGTGTCAGCTAATTTACCTGAGATTATTGATACAAGAATGGTAGGTAGAGTGTATCATACTCATGTTGATAATAATGCCTTGAAAGCTGAAGCTTGGTTTGAAGAGGAGGCTTTACGTCAAATATCCCCAGACGTACTTGCGGCAGTTAGAGCTTCTGAACAGTTAGAAGTCAGTGTTGGTGTATTTACAGATGAAGATGAAGAAGAAGGAGAACACAATGGTGAACAATATAATGCTATAGCCAGAAATCATAGACCAGATCACTTAGCAGTCTTGCCCGGCGGTGTAGGTGCCTGTTCGATTGAAGATGGTTGTGGTATTCGTGCAAATCGTAAAAACAAAAAAGGAGGAAAAGATGAAATGATTAGAACAGACAAGTTAGTACAAACCATGAAGTCTGTAAAAGAGCAAGGACTTGCTTTGTTGGATATCATAGATAATACCAGCACAGGAATCATGGAAAGACTCGACGCCGTCCGTCGTAAGATAGACAGTTTGGATACTAACGATAGTTATCATTTTATACATGAAGTGTATGATGATGCTGTTGTTTATGAATCCAGGTTGAGAGTTGGTGAATCAAAGATCTATAAACAGGCTTACTCATTCAACAGCGGGGTTGTTGATTTTACGGGTGATCCTGTGGAGGTCCACAAAAAAGTGGAATATGTTGTGATTAACAAGCGTATGGTTGTCATGCGCACAAAACCAATTAAAATTAAGGAGGAAAGTGAAATGGGAGAAAACAAGTGCCCCAAGTGTGTCTCCAAGATAAATGCACTGATATCCAATACGGAATCAGGATTTGTCGAGGCTGACAGGGAATGGCTCGATACTCTTTCCGAAACGGCTTTGGACAAAGTTACTCCAAAGGTAATTACGAAAGAAGTTGTTAAGGAAAAGACAATCGAAGTAAACACCCTCACAGATGCTCAGAAAGCTGCACTCGCCTTTGGTGAGAAGCAGTTGAAAGAGAGACGTGAAGGTTGGATCCAACAGATTCAGTCCAATGCGAAAGATGTTTGGACTGATGAGAAGCTCAAAACAATGGATGATGATACTCTTGAGGGTATCAGTAAAGCCGTTATTATTAACAAGAAGGATGACGTGGATTATTCGCTGGCTGGTAATGGGGGTGACCTCACTATTCACTCAGGTGAAGTTGTGCCTATGCTTCCGAATGGTATTGAAGTAGAAACCGTAAAATAAGCAGATATGGCTAAAGAAACTATTTTACTGAAAAATTACTCCAATGTGTTTATTGAGGTGAATGCTGCCTCAGTTATCACACCGGGGGATTTGCTTGAGCTGACAAGTGGTAATGCCGTACAGAGGCACACCACTGCAGCTGGTAAGCATACGTGGATGTTTGCCGTGGAGGATGCCCTCCAGGGTAAGGGTATTAATGACAACTATGCCATTGCCGACAAGGTGAAGGTATGGATTGCTGGTCGTGGTGATGTGGTCAATGCAAGACTTAGTGATGAAGAGAATATTGCCGTTGGTGATTATCTTGAGTCTTCAGGTGGTGGAGCAACAAGTACTGGTAAACTGAAAAAGTGGACCTCTGGTGTTGTTGTTGGTATTGCTATTGAGGCTAAAGACCTTTCCACATTTCCTGAGGGTTCAGAGTCAAGTGCCGGTGGGATTTATTTTAATCCTCGTGTCAAAGTTCAATTAATTTAACATAAAAAGGAGGAAAATAATATGGAACCCAATGTAGATTTAATGGGTGGTGGACAGGCACAAGGAAGTGTTGCTAATTACATCGCCAGTAATGGAAGACTCGATATTGGACGTATGCGTCCTTTCATCGATGGGACAACAGGTAAACAGTGTATTTCTGTGTTCAAGGGTGGGAACCCAAAAGACCTTAAGAACTATTCTGTTCTGCCAGTGACTAATGCTACTCTCCGCAGGGATGAGTGGAAACAACTTGATGATGCCATTAACATGGTTTCACGCTACAGACTTGTAGGTGTTCAGGATCTTATTGCGGCAGGTCTTACATTCAATCTCGGAAATGCTATGGGTACTACGGTCCTTGAATGGCATGATGTAAGTGATCCGATGGAAGCTGATATGACAATGGACGGGGTCACCAGAGGTTTAGGTGACAGGCCTGTATTCCAGCACAACTACTTACCCATTCCCATAATCCACGTTGATTATGAGATTAACGAGAGGGAGTTGAGTACAAGCAGGAACATGGGTAATGGTATTGATACCACCGCCGCTGAATCGGCTGCAAGAAGGATCAATGAGAAACTGGAGAATATGTTATTCACAAACGTGACTTACAGTTTTGGTGAGAAAGATTCAAGGAACAGGAACACGATTTACAGTTATGTGAACCATCCTGACAGGAACCTTGTTGCAATTGGTACAGCTTGGGATCAGTTGGTCACCACTGTTGGGGCAACTATCGTTAACCAGGTATTCCAAATGAAAGCTGCAAGTCTTGCTGATTTTCATTATGGCCCATGGCACTTGTACATTCCTGCAAACTTTGAAGTAACCATTGATAAGGATTATGATACCGTAACACCGGGTACAACAATCCGCGAAAGGATTATGAAGATTGATGGTATTAAGAGTATCAAGGTTATTGATTCCCTTCCTGCCAATAATGTACTGTTAGTCCAGATGACACCGGACGTCGTAAGACTTGTTCGTGGTTTTGGATTACAGAACATACAGTGGGGTGTTGAAGGTAACTTGATCACCAAGTTCAAAGTGATGACAATACAGGTCCCGCAGATACGTTCGGATATGAACAAGCGAAGTGGTATTGTTCACTTAGCTTAATCACAATGACTAATCAAGTCATATTTTTTAACTTTTAATAATTATAAACATGGAACGGAAAGCAAAGTCGGTAAAGACCGAAGAGTTAGAAGAAGTAGTACAGGAACCTCGCCTTCGTTGGTCACATACTGGAGGAGGATCATTTTGGTTAAATAACCACATAATCAAACCAGGTCAGGTGTTTTATGCTAAAGCAAGTGAAGTTCCTGAAGCTTTCAGGGATCAACTAAAACCTTTAGATGGTACGCCAGATCCTGACAGAAAACCTGTTGTGGGTGTTCAATCCACATTTAAGATGGTTGCTCTGGAGGCAGAAGGTGATGAAGAGGTGAAGTACAATGTGGTTAATGAAAAGGGTAAAGCTATTAATGGCAAGCCTTTAACCGAAGAAAAGGCTAAAGCATTACTCCAAGATCTTCAGGCATGAGCTGGATAATTCCCCGTATGTGGGAAAATGAAGACGTGTGGATTTTAGGGGGTGGTCCTTCTGTTACCAAGCAGTTTGGCATTCCAGAAGAGATCGTCCGAAGTGTGATAGAAAGGTCCTCCCCTCCCAGCGTCTACTCCCCATACATGGAAGCAATACATGATAAGCATGTAATAGGCATAAATGTTTCTTTCATGATAGGGGATTGGATGGATATTGTGTTTTTTGGAGATAATGGATTCCTTTTAAGAAATGAAGAAGCCCTCTCCAAATATCCTGGGATAAGAGCTACCTGTACTGATCAAATGCCTCTTATGCCAGATTGGGTAAGGAAGTTGGAGAAGGACAGGGATCATCCTAAAGGAATTAGTAAAAAACCAGGACACGTCAGTTGGAATGGTAATAGTGGTGCGGCTGCAATAAATATAGCCGCACACGCAGGAGCAACAAGGATTATACTACTTGGGTTTGATATGAATTTAACTAATAATAAAGTACAACATTGGCACGACGTTTACCAAAAAGGTGAACAACACGATGAAAAGGTATTTATGACTACCTTGGCTAATATGGATAGGCATTTAAGAGCCTTTCCACAAATAGCCTTAGACGCCCGTAAAATGGGAATTGAAATAATTAATGCAAGTCCTACAAGTGAGGTTAAAGAGTTTATAAAAGTTCCAGTAAGCATATTACTATGAATGTTATTAAATTATATGGAGGTTTAGGTAATCAACTATTTCAATATGGTTTTGGGATGGCTATGGTTCATAACAAAATGGATGTTGCTTTTGAAATGTCTTTTTATGACAGGCCTCAGGACCCACCCAGGCCTTACT